CTATACGATTTTAATAGTGATAGGTTCTTTCCGGTCCTGAGCCTCCTTGAGAATCCGGACCAGCTCCTTCTCGTAGGGGGTAGAGTTGATGACCTTGCCTTTGACTTTGTTCTCGCCGACCAAGATACATCCGGCCGAATCTTCGGCCGTGTTCCCACGGTGGATCAGGATGCCTTCGAAGTGCTTCACGTTCTGCAAACGAGGGAGCTCCCGCTTGAACTTCGGGGAGTAGTCTACCACGATGTCGTAGGTACCATAGGGAATCGCGGTCTCCGCGTACACTTTCTTCTCGTCGCCGTCGAAGACTCCATTCTTGTTCAAGTCGCGCACCTTGTCCTCCAAGGTGTCGCAGAATTTCTTGCCGTCGATTGAGAGAGAGCCAATCGTATAGCTCTCTCCCAAAAAACGTCTTTTAAGTTCTAACCTCATAATTATCAACTATTTACGTTAAATGCCTTGGCTCCAACCTTCGATCCGAGCGGTGCGACTACCGATCCGATGTCGTCGGCCATCTGTTCCGTCGCCGTAGCGATCCGGCCCGTGTCGCTCTTGATCCCACGAAGGAGTTCCATTGATTCCGTCTGGGAAGCCATCAGCGTCGGGATTAGCCCGGCTGTCTCTTCGGCTCCCATGATAAGCTCGTTCCATCCGGTCAGGATCGCGTTGATAGATACAACCTGATCGTACTGGGCCACCTGATAGTAGATCATCGAGTTTGCGGCCGCGGCCAACACCAGTGCCGTATCTTCGGTAAGCGAGCCGACAGCCTTCGAAATGCCCGTCAGGTTAGATTCTCCTCCATCCGGCAACCACTGAGAGAAGTCGCCCCATATCTCGCCGAAGTAGGCGTACAGCGCCTCGCGGAAGTCCTCGAACGGGAACTGCTCCAGTGTCGGTAATTCATCCTGACTTAATCCGTTTAAACGGCGAGTTTCTTCCATGAAACTATCCATGATATTCTCCACGCCCGGCATGATGAACTTCGCTGTCGCCAGTTCGAGGATCATCTTGTCTACCATCTCGTCCACGGTCTCATTCCATGCGTCCTTGGCGGAGAGACTACCGTCTTTTACGCCGTCATAGATAGCCTGAGCAAGATCGGAGGAGAAGGTCTTAAAGTCAGTGCCGTAGAATGATTCTACGAGCTCGCGGCGATTATCAGCGATCTGCTGGCCGATCTCCTCGATTTGTCGCTCCATATCGTCAACTCTGCCCTGATCGAAGTCCTTGTCTTTCTTCTGATACTCAAGACGGATTTGCTTACGAAGCTCTTCCTGCTGTTGAAGGAGATTCTGAGTCTGTTCTCTTGCTACCTTATTTATATCAGAGGTGGAATAGACTCGATCCATCGCTCTCTCCAAATCCTTATAAGCGTTCTCCAACTTCCGGACGGCGCGTTCCGATGCCTCTTGCTCTTCTTTAATTCGACGCTGTTGAGCGCTAAATATGGCAAGTATGCCACCCAAAACGGCCGCCGCCGCCAGAAGAGGTAACATTGTAGTCATCAGTGTTTTAGCCGTAGCATCAGTGATAGCTAAAACCACATTGACCAGAGCAATGCCTGCTTGAAGCACTTGGAATCCCTTTTGTATATCTTGAATGGCGGCCGATGCTTCTTCACCGAATGCACCACCGAAAACGTCGTTGAATACCCCTATGGCATTGTTAACTTCGCCTATTCCGGCTGATACTTGCCCGAGAAATTTATCCATTCGACTTAACGCCACCCTTGTCTTGGTGAACCCGGTCTGCACCTTATACTCGGCCGCGGCCAGACTCTCAACCGCCTGCTGGGTGTTTTTGACAGCATCCCGATTCTGACGCTCAAGATCGTTGATCCGCTGGAGTATCGTAGCCCTCTCCTCGTCGGTTCCGGCCTGAGACATCTGGAGCCGGAGAATCGCAATCTCGGAGGCGTTTCGCTTCTCGACCTCCGCCTGCGCCGCACGAGCCGCCGCGAGATTCGCTTCGGCCGCCTGAACCTCTCGGGTTCCGGTCAGAATGTCGTTTATTCCCTCCTTGATCGCCGCGAAAGGACTGCGCTCCCATGACTGCTCTTCGAGGTTCTGAATGATCCTCACGACCTCCCGGAGTTGCGTCGGGTCTAAATCGTTCTTGGATGCCTCATAGAAGTTCTTCATCATAGAGGTGAGGTTCCCCAGCGTCTTGGTGCCGACGCGATCCAAGTCACCGAATGCCTGAGCGAACATTTCGAGGTTCTTGATCTCGTCGAGATTCACTCCTGCGATCTGCCTGCGCTCGGATTTATTCACGGCCTCAATGCCCTGAGCCTTCTGGTCGGGAGTGAGTATCGTGCTGGACTCGATCCGCGCCCGCTCTTCGGCCGCTTTCGCGGCGATAATGTTTCGCCGCTTCTCATAGTCCCCGAACTTCTGGACGCTTTCGGCCATCTTCTTGACCGTTTCCTGCTCGTAGTTGAAGTAGGCATTCATAGCCGACTTTGCCGAAGTCTGGACGGTCTCCGGGAGCTCCTTGATCGCGGCCTGCACCTTCTTGATGTCGAGCACGGTCTTGTTGCCCGCCTCGTCAGTAGCGAAGAGGGTGTCCCAGTCGATTAGGCCACCGCTTTTGGTCTGGTATGCCGTCAGCGTCTTCTTGAGTTGCTCGCGCAGTTTGCTGAACACATCCAGTGTGTCGAGACCCGTCGTCGAAGTGGTGATCTGGGCCGCGAAGTTAACGTCGCCAGTCGCCGCCAAGATGGACTCATACATCTTCTTTGCTTCGTTCTGGAGCGTGATGTCGTTCGCCAGACGCTTGAGGTCCTTTTCGATACCTTCCTTGAGTGCGTCGTAGGAGGTGTCGGAGACCTTCATGTTGAAGCTGAGGGCAAGTTTTGGCTTATCGAGCGACTTCTGGGCAATCTCGGCCGCCTTCTTCAACTGCGCGATCATCTCCTCCGGCGTCGTGGCGATGGAAGGTGAAATAAACTTAAATTTCTTTGCAAGATCACCATACAAGCGCTCAACATCTGCCCGAGCGAGAGAGTCGCCTCGAACTTTTTTAAGGTCTTGGTATCGTTTATACGCCTCCTCCAAAACACGAACTTCACCTTCTAACTGCTGGGTCGCCGTCTTGTTGTCGGCCGCCCCCGTCTTCTTTGTCAGGGTTCTGAACTGCGACAAAATCAACTGCAATGCTTTGGCTAACTTGTTCGCCTTGGAAACATCGTCTTCGCTGGGAGCAAGCGAGGCGTCCTTGTATTCACCTTCCGTGAATTTGCGGTACTGTACGTTCAAGTCATCTGCATACTTAATTGCCGCCTGAACCTGCTTCTCAAGATCATCTACCCACTGATCTGTCGTCTGGTCAAATTTCTTGATATAGCCGCTCATATCATCGACAGACAACCCAACCCCTTTCGCCACTCTCTTAAACAGATCGCGGAGAGATGTGTCGAAGTCGCTACCGAACATGGAACTCACATCCTTGGATATTTTATCGAATATACCTTGGAAGTTTTCTGGGTAACTCCTCAATAAATCACGGTTGTTGGCGAGCTCAAGATAGGTATGCCCAGTAACCTTCTCCAGAAACTTGTTGTAAGACACCATCGCTTTATTCGCCTGCGATTCATCCCACGCAAAATTGCTTATTTCTAAAGGTTTGTGTTCTTTGCGTATCTCGTCTATCTCATTCAGAGTTTTCTCAAATTCATCTCGATACACACCGAAGGAGTTGAAGGCGCTCTTCATTGCATCATCGAACTCAATCTCTGCGTTGAATGCCTTTCGAATGGTATTAGCGAACTTGCGGAAGCGGTTGTCATTAGTATCGTATATCTGACCAAGCGTAACGGTTTTTCCCGTTACATCCTCAACCGCTTTTTGAAGGGCCCTATACATGTCTACGCCCCTTTCGATGTACGCCCTGCTCTTATCGAGTATAGCGAGCGTAGTGGCGTCGTTTACCTCTTCGGCCGCAGTCCATTTGAGCTGGCTTTGCAACCAACGCGCCGCTTTGGTACGCGCCGAGGAAATATCCTCTTCCATTTCCTCGGCTATGCGAGCCCTGCCTTCGGAAGCGGCTTTGGCTTTGATGTATTCATATATAGAGGCCGTAACACCATCATAATTGCCCTTCATTTGGCTCAAATACTCGTTGGTAAGAACGTAGGACGGTAAGATGTCCCCATACGTTCCCTTGAGCTCTTTGAGGGCTTCCTGATGCTCTTGGGTCCTCTCGTTTGTGCTCGTGATAGTGTTGGCTAACTTCACGAACCTTTCGTCGAGATCACGCGCCTCTTTCAGTCCTCCGCTCACCACATCAGACATGACTTCCTTGAGTTTTCCAGCCTCCTCTCGGGCCCTTTTAAATGCCGCGGCAATCTGGATTATCACCTGAATCCCAATAAACCACGCATTCGACATAAGGAACGTAGTGAGACTTTTCAGAACGCTCCTCAGTCGAGTGGTAATTGTTATCCATTTGAGTTTTGCGGAGCTTATCTGCTTGACAGAATCGACTTGATCGAGAATCGCCTTCGTGTCTTGCCTATAAGCATTGGCCGCCGAAGATGACATCTTCCCTTTTGCAACAGCATTTTGGAGTTCAGCCTCAGTCAGTCGCTTAACAGTCAATATATTCGCGGCCTCAACCTTGTCGAGTTTACCCATTGCGGTGTACAGTAACACCATCTCCTTGGATAACTCTCCTTTCGCATAGGCATTACGAATATCAGCATCCATTAAAGCACCGGAAGTAGCGATTCGCGCCTTCTCTGCCGCCGTAAGTGTTCGGTATGCCGCGGCTTGGCGAAGCATCTCGGCTTCCTTCTCCTTCATGGATATGATGGATTTGGTCATGGCCGTATTCTCGCTCGTAAGCGAGTTTGTCAACAGCATGTTATACCCCTTCCACAATGCCCATACCCCAATTATGTCCGTTCCGGTGCTCAGAACCGTTTCGAGATTTTTGGATAGCTCGATCATCAGGTTTCCGGCGCCTTTCAGCGTGCTCATTTGGGTCGTTCCAACCCGATAGAACGCCTGCTGAATATTGTCGGTGAGTTTCTGATATATACCATACAAGGTGTTGGCCTGCTTCATCTGCATGTCGTAGAAGATGCCACCCTTATTGGTCATATCCTCGAACACTTCGGCCACCATTTCGAAGGGAACCTGACGTTTCGAAATAAGATCGAACACCTCCGAAGTGCTTACGACACGATCCTTGAGCACTGTGAATTTGTCTGCGAGAAGCTGGATCAGCGGAATACCAGCCTCAGTAAACTGACGCACCTCCTGACCGCGGAGAACCGAAGCGGCACGCACCTGACCGTAGGCGAGAATAAGACGAGACATGTCAACGCCGAGACCCGCCGCAACATCGGCCAGTCGCTTGGTGGTGTCATACAGCTTATCTGCCTCGATTCGGTATGCCGACAACTGTTTCGTGTAGGAAATAAGCTCCTGCGCCGTATATGGCGATTCGATTGCCAAGCTAAGCGTTTTGCTGAACAACGCATCGGCTTCCCGCTTGTCCTGAATGATCGCCTCCAATGAAATGCGCTGGAGCTCGAAGTCGGCTGTCGTCTTACGAATGTTATCTACCAGTCGCCACGCTCCCAGAATCGAGAGGTACTGATTCAGGAATTGAGGCATGCCGTTCAGGATTCCCTTCTGGGTAGCCAGTGCTGAGTTCTGAGCATTTATAGTGCCCACACTTCGACTACGGGCACTGGCAAGAGACTCCTCGGCCTTCTGGACTCGGAGCTTCACCAACGCCGCCTGATCCTCAAGCGTCTTCTGCTGGAGGATAGCCTTATTTTCTCGATTGACAGCTAAAGCCTCGCTACTGCGAGCCTGAGCGAGATTCTTCGCGGCGATTGTCCGCTGGGTGGTAATCTTCTCTTCGGCCAGCGCCGTGGCCGCTACGTCCTTGGCTGACTTGATATTGAGCGCTTGGATGCGTTCGAGTATCTTCTGGAGCGTCGTGAGTTCACGGGTCAGCGAAGATATCGCGTCCTTGGTCTCCGGCGTGATAGGCTCGATTTTGAGGTCTTTCAGTCGATTTACGACATTTTCCAAGCTATCGAGACTCTTAGTACTCGGCATCTTGAAAGTGAGGCTTATTTCGGCCTTGAGAGCCTTCTCTATCTCTGCTTTCTTGGCCTGCCACTCCTTGTCGATCTCCTCGATGTTGAAGTTGAAGCCTACTGGGATTATAAGTTTATCGTCAGCCATGTGTTACTTTTTTTGCGTTTTTCGACGGATATAATCGGCCATCTGCTCTTCGGTTATCTTGCCCTGCTGGAAGAGCTTCTGCATGTATCGCTCTCCGGCCTTCCGGTTCATCTCTATCAGGTCCTTGTCGGTGTACTTGCTCGGCTTTCCGTTGCCGGGCGTCACCTTCCCGCCCTTCGGTTTCTTCCGGAGACCGGACTTGTCGGCCAGCATGATCGTCTGTTTCACCATGCTATCCACGAACCAGTAGCGATACCAAGTAAATAGGTTCATGTTGCCGTATAGCGTCACGATCAGGTCCGTTCGGGCTCCGATGCGTGTTTTTGAGCTATACTCTTCGTACTTGCTTTTGTCATCTCTACTGTCAGCATGTTGTTGGCTTGCAGGGATGCCATATTGCGAAAAAAAAAGCCGACCTCCTCACTGTTCAGGGCATTCTCCAGAATCCCGGCGTAGTCTGCCTGATTACCGAATAAATGCAGGTATCGCCAGTAAATCCAGTGGAACATCCATACCTTCACTGGATGGGCGAGGATCAGAAGGCTCAGGCACTTAGGAACCATCTTGCGGTTCATGGCGATAGCCTTCAAGGTCTCTCCGGGCGTGTCCTCGCGTGTAACGGCGGTGTACTCGCACTTCGAGACAAGTTTTGACAATTTTTCAGCCACATAGTTCGTCAGTCTACGGGTTTTGTATTTCTTGCCATTAACGTAGAACTCGAAGGGAGCGTTGTCGTCAAGTTGCCCCTGCAACATCGCGGCCCGAGCCTCTGCCCGTTCATTGGCGTTTTGGAATATCTTCATTCTGATTAGCTTTCTTTAAAAAAGGGGCGAGCGTCGAAACACCCGCCCCCTTTCGGTGATACTTTGTTCGTTACTTCGACTCGGTGGCCGGAGCTTTTGCGGCACGGCCTGCGACCTGCGATCCATTCTTCCCGATGAAGAGATAGATGTAGTCGAGCGTGTCGGTGTCCTGACTCTTCGTCGCCGAAGCGTTGACGTGGATGTTGAAGAGCTCCGTCGAAGCACCTTCGCCTTGGAAACGCGAGGAAATCTTGCAGTTCGGGTACACCAGCGAGTCCCAGAAGCCCTCCTCGAAGCGGAGGCGGACCATGCAGTTCTCGATGACGGCCAGCTTCTTGCCAGCGCCCAGAACCTTGCGGCCCTCAACGAAGGCGCCACTGCCAGCGGTCAGCGAAAGCACGTCCATCTGGAGAAGGTTGGTGCAAATCTCTTCGGCCACGTTTGCGAGGTCGCCCTCGAAGCCGTAGGTGCCGTCGGTGGTCGTGGAGATGATCTCCTGACCGTTCTCGTACTTGTGCGAGGTAATCTCCATCTCGTCGCCAGTGAACGAGAAAGTACCCTCACGGAAGCCACCTACCTCAGTCCACTCCTCCGCGGTAATACCCGAGAGCGTTTTCGGAGTCCCGGTCGTCGGACGCTGGTAGATGTCGAACCATGTAATTCCAGATACATACTGGAACTGTTCTGCTAATTTAGCCATAGTTGTGAATTATTTTGTGTTTGTTTTTCGATTTATCCCGCCATCCGGACGAGAAGATTTACGAGTTTGGTTGAGTAATTGGCAACAAGTGTCTTACCTTCGTACAGTACGTTTTGATTCAGGACGGTTCCCGGAATTTTAAGAGCCTCGTCCAACTGCGACATGATGGCGGCCTGCCTTGCGGCATTAGCGGCCCCCGTAGACAACAGCCGGATGTAGACCCCGACGATGACGTTTGCTTCGAAGAGATCGGAGCTCGTAGTCATCCGGGTTACGGTTCCGTTGAGCGTTACCGTGATGTAAGCGTCGGGCCAGTCGGACGTAGGAACATCCTGCGCCGTAAATGCAGGGATGGAGACCAAGCCACTGTTATTAATAGCGTCCCTGATCTTCTCCGCGGCTGTCAACTCCGATAATTTCATCACGACATTAATTTCGCATTCAACAAAAATTGCTGAGTGAGATATGGTACGATGTCTTCACTCCACCATCCTATTCCGCGCTTCGGCATGCCGTCGGCGCGTTGAGTACCAAGTCCGGCTTCAACGGAGTAAGCGTAGGGCGCGGAGCTTACCAACACCATCACATACTTACCCGCCGTCCGAGCGTCGGTTGCGGCAAGAGTAGTGTTCAAGAGCTTTTGCCCATTGACTACCGTTTTCTGACCCTTGTAGGTCACGGTTCGCTGGGAAGCCGGGTAGTTCGGGTTATCAACCCACTGCACCATTCGGCCGTTCTTGAATATTCCAATTCCCGTACTTGCGGTCAGTGTCCCGGTCTGATTCTGGAAGAGCACGTCTTCCCTCATAAGTTTGTCGAAAATGCTCAAGGCAACTTTCTGAAAGACGTTCTGCACACGAGCATCGAGATACTCTTCCGCGTACTTTGCGAACACCTTCTTGAAATTGTCCTTTTTAGCCATTTTGATCGTCTCCCTTATTGAGCCATACCGTAACCCCACCTACATCGGGATCGGCCACCGCTTCGGCCTCCAAGGCCAAAAAACGGATAACCCGCGCGTTCTCTACCGTGACTACCACTTCATCATTCGTCCGAACGTCTACCGACGAATCGGGAATGATGATAAGCGGAGAGGATAGGTAGTGGCCTTCACGGATGCTGGTGCTACCACCAGAGTTGCCCCGTTGCAGGCCGCATTCACCCTCATATACCACGCTGAAAACTTCCTCGAAGGTTTCGGGATCAGTCTTGCCAGTACCGCGCCGAATAACGCAGGTGTGCGGATAGAAGTTAAAAGCACCATCCATTGCCGTTCACCGTTGATCCGGCCCACAACCCGGAAGCGTCGTAAATCTCAGCCTCTTCGGGCGTAGCTTCGCCGTACTTTTTGTAGATAATATTTGCCAAAGAACGCCAGTATTCCCGGTCTCCTTCCGCAACCTGAATCTGGCCCTCCGTGTAGCGGCGGTTGCCCATCTGCTTTGAGCTACCGCCACCATTCACGAGAGTTCCAGCCGCGAAGTAGACATCGGCCGTCGCCAGATCACGTTTCCGCATCCAAGTCAACGGCTCTGCCCCTTCGTCATTGCGTTGAAAGGCCGGAGCACCAGACTCTATGTTGCGCCGCGCCAAGATACCGTTGATGACAGCATCCGGTAGCGGGTAGTTAACAATCAACCCCCGAAGATACTCCTCAATAGTTATGCTTGGTACAGCGCCCATAGTATTCTGATATTACTGGTTCTCCTCTTCCTTGTTTGCCGGAGCGTTGCCGTTCAGCACACCCTCCAGCGCCTTGATCTTCTCCTCACCGAGCAGATTGACGGCCTCCTGAGTCTTGGCGACCCCGGTATTGGCGTTGATCTTCACGCCGATGGTCTCCATAGCGGAGATGACGGCGGCGCGATCATACTCGCCATCGCCGACAGCGATGGTCGTAACGACGGGTTTTGCCGCGGCCTTGACGGCCTTCGTCGTCCTCGTCGTCTTGCCACCACCCCACGGCTGATCCGTGCTGGTCTTGAGGATGCAGATGTTGTTCGGGTTCCGGGGTACCGGAAGAACGTAAGCCTCCATCGAGGTAACGTCCTTGACGGGGTTCGAGAAGTACTCCACGATGACGGAGATGCGACCCTCCTCCACCGAAGAGTGGAGCACGTTGGGGTTGTTGTCCATCTCGTAGATGTTCTCGCAGTTCTGGAGCTCGAAGAAGCGGTCGGGCACGCAAAGTACGGCCACGTCCTCAGCGAAGCTCTTGATGACGTTTCCTTTGCCGTCGCGCTCTACGTTCGACTTCTCGTCGATCTCGATGATCGGAACGATGCCGTAGTAGTTCACGAGACCTTCCATCACCTCCTTGCGGGTCAGAGGAATCTGGCCGGGATTCGGGGTGTTCGGGTACATCTTCATGGCGATCTTCACGCGAACATTCTTGTTCACGGACATCTCGCGGATCAGCTTCTTCGAAATCAGCCAGTTGGTGTACGGCAACGAATTGTCGTCCATCCAGTCCTGAATGTCGAGAAGGTCCTGAATCGGGTCGTCGGTGCCGCTACCCCAGATACCGTAGCTCGGAACCTTGAAGCGGTCCGACGGGTAGTTGAGGTCCACTGCGATCTGGATGCCTTCGCCGTTGTTCTGAGCGTCGGCCGTGATGAAGCCCGTGGAGAGACCCTCGAACACCATCATGTTGATACGCGAGTGCATACCGCCGACAGCGGCCGCGAAGCGCTCCAGATAGTCGTAGCGAGCGTGGAAGTTCGGGTCATCGGCGATAGGCTCAAAAGCCTTGAGTGCCATGAAGTCCGAAGCATCCATCTGGAAGCCGTGACCGATCAGAGGAATCGTACCACCGTAGGTCTGCCATGCACCAGCACCGCGGAGCGGCTTCTGGCCGTTGGCCGACAGAACGGCGGCGGCGACGTTGATCTCCGTGTCACGCACGTTGATCTTCCACTCCGGAGTCCGCATGCGACGGCCCCAGAATGCAAACCGACGCCAGAAGGCATCGTTGTATTTCGCGTTTACGTCGTTGATGACGGTCGTAAACGCCTCAACACCCTCCCAGAAAAGAGCGACGTTGTAATAGAGAGTTTTGCTGTAAAGTCCCATAGTTATGCGTTTTTATTAAAGACCGTCGTAGAAACGAACGAAATAGCCGTGCGTGTTCATGTAGTTCCGGATCATCGGATGCACGGGCGCACAGCGCCGCGCATAGATGACGTTGCAGATGTGAACGAGGTCCACAAGCTGAGTCTGCTCGTCTCCGTAGCACGGAATATCCGCGAACGAAGTAGCGGTGGGGATGACCTTGATCGTTGCGCCTGCACCAACGGCCGAAGCCTCGACGAGAATATCGTCAACGGCCAGTGCGCCTACGGCGGCCGAAAGAGTCAGCACATCGTAGTCGGCATTCGAGTCGTCGATAGCCGTAACGGTCACACCCGTTCCGGTATAGTCGAGGTCCGTAACGTCGTTGGGAAGGTGCATAAGCACCATGCCGACGCGGGCACGGGTGCCCTCGAAGTCCTTTTTTACCTGCACCTGCGTAGCCGAAGCCTCAACAGCCGCGTTCACTGCAAATGCGTAGTGGGGCTGGGCCGTCTTTGCGAAATCGTCGCAACCGAACGGAGTGCCAGCGGGGAGAACGTTTCCGACGGGAGGCATGTCTTCCAGCGCCATATTGTAGCCAGTAGGCAGAGTCACCTCAGCCTTGCCACCATAGACGTTGCGCAGACCACCAACAGTCATGGAGTACTCCCGCATTTTGTTGTAGTTATAACCTGCTCTCATGGTTTTAAACAGTTGTTAATTAATGGTGTCGTTGCTCGTCCCCGTCACCCTTGCCTTCGGTTTTGATGCCAAGGTTGCGCAAAAGCGCTTCGGCGGCCGGGTCCTTCTCTCCGTTTTTCGGAGTCGGATTCGGGGTAGGATCGCCGGGAACGTAACCAGCCGTGGCCGGAAGGCCCTGAGCCGTCAGCGTTCGCTCGTAACGCGAGTAAGCCCGCGAAACAATGGCTTCTACCGTGTCATCCTCTTTGATCGTCTCGAACGCATCCTCCAGCGCGATTTCGGCTACACCTTTATAGGTGTCGATAGGAGTCTTCTTCTTGTCGGCGGGCTTAAAAAAAGCCTCACGCGCCTGCCGAATCAGTTCCTCCTTGTGGCGCTGTCCGGTCAAACCTTTCAGTCTGGCCTCCTGCTCCTCTTCCCATGCCTTGCGACGCTCAAGCTCGGCCTTGTACCAAGCGGGCATCTCTTCGTTGTCGTTAGGCTTCGGAGCCGGATTCGGATTCGGTTCGGGATGTTCCTCCTTCCATTTCGAAATGAAAGCTCCCTGATCGTTGTTGAAGTTCGTGTTGACCGAAGTGATGGTCGGCATAAACTTCTCCATGAAGGCGTCGATCTCCATGTCGGAGTCGTCGGGCAGGAAGGCCATCGCGTTTGTCGCGGCATCCAAAATGGTGCGGTCGGAAATCTTTTGGGTTTTTCCCAGTCGTTCCTTGGTTTTTCCAAGTACTTGCTCTTTCGTAAACTTCATTGTTTTTCAATGATTAGTGAATGTTTCCGCAAGTACGAGCACCATTTACATGATTCTCAAATACTTGCATACTCAACGACAAATGTAAAACATTTTTTGCTAAGAACAAAATTTATCGTAAATTTGCGAATAAAACTTTACTATGTTCACTCGCGTAAATCCCGATACACAACCCGTACAGCTCTATCCGAAGGTAGAGCGGGAACTCAGTACGGTTAAGAAAAAGGGATGGGTGAAAGTGAACGGAGCCAAACTGCGAGACAATAAAGACATCATCGGTCAGACCGGGTTTCAGGAAGCGATCCAGACCTGCGAAGCGGATGTCATTTGGACCGGAGGCTCCGCCTCGGCGGGCAAAGGCCATGCGTATAGCTTTCAGATCGCAACACCGTTTGGATTCCGCAAAATGGGCGACCTCAAGCCCGGAGACATCATCTCCAGCACCTTCGGCGGCCAACAGCGAGTAGTCAACATTTACGAGCTCGGCGAGCAGGATGTATATAGGGTACACTTTATCGACGGCGCCTTCGTTGACTGCACCTACGAGCACCTATGGAATGTTTACGAAATGAGAAAACAATCCAAGAGGGCGAAGTTGCATGGCCTGAGCCGAGACGAGGATTGCTCAGTATGGGACACCGCGGCCATTATAAAACACCTCGACGAGAAGCCAAACAAACATATTGCCGTGCCTCTATGTGAACCCGTAGCGTTCTATCAGATAGAGGAGTTGCCTGTTGATCCATACATGCTCGGTTTTTTACTGGGCGATGGATGTATGACTACGAGCCAAAAACAAATAACCGCTACGACGACAGATACGGAAATTGTTGAGTTTTTAAAAAACAACAGCAAGCGCTTGTATGATTCCAAGGATGGAAGGCATTACACCATATATGATGATGACCTTTTAGCGAGAATTAAAGAGCTCGGGTTATATGGCTCCTATTCCCATACGAAATTCATCCCCACTCGGTACAAGCTGGCATCGGTAGAGGATCGCTTTGCCTTGATTCAGGGTCTCATGGACTCGGATGGGTATGCCGACAGCCGAAGGTCGAGCGTTGGCCTAACCACCACTTCCAAGAAACTGGCCGAAGATATTCAGGAGGTGATATGGTCTCTTGGCGGTATGTGTACGATTACCCAAAAAGCGACCTCGTATAAGAAGGACGGTGTGCGCATCGAGTGCAAGAACGCCTATGTATTATATATACAGACTGCCGACAACGCAAAGTTGTTCCGGCTGGATCGTAAAGCATCGAAGGTGAAGGCACGCAGGTTTTCCAAGACGCGCAGGATCTTGAAGGTGGAAAAAGTCGGCCGAGAGCAGTGTAGGTGCATCGCAGTTAGCAACCCAAACTCGCTATACCTCGCTTCGAAGGCGTGTGTAGTTACTCATAATACATATTGCATTCTGTTAGAGGCACTTAGAGGCATTGGTAAATACGGATATTCGGGCCTTATCATAAAAAAGGAGCTCGTCGAAGTAGGTACTGCGGGTGGTATTCTTTCGGATGCGAAACGAATATATTCCGAAATGAAAGGATGCGAATACTCGGCCTCCGACTACTCCTTTGCATGGCCTGAGTACCAGAGCTCCATCATGCTCACTCACATCAACCTGCAATCCGACTCTCAGGAGAAGGAGGCGCAGGAGAAGATGAAAAATAAGCAGGCCTCCTACATCGCCATCGACGAGTTGACCAACTTCACCTTCAAAATCTGGAAATACTGGTTCTCTCGAAACCGTGACGCTTCCGGTATGAAACCGAAGATGGTCTGCACCCTCAACGCGAACGGCTGGCACTGGAGTTCCAAAATGCTCCGGACGGCCGGGTATATCGGCGACGACAATTATGTCCGCCCAGAGCGCGTCGGCAAGATCATGTATATGGTAGTCAACGGCGACAAGCCGGAGGACATCATCTGGGGCGAGACGCCGGATGAAGTCAAGAGCCGAATTGACCTTGAGTCCATGTTGACCGCTGAGATGCGGGCCGCAGGTCTGACCACCGACAGCTTCATCAAGACCTTCACGTTTATCCCCGGTAACATCATGGATAACCGAATCCTCACCTTCCAGACGCAGGGCGGAAATGTAGCCAACTTGTTCAACGTCGGAGAGGCGGAACGAATGAAGCTCCTATTCGGCTACTGGGGCGAGATGGGCGAAGGAGAGGCAATGGTAAACCAAAGCCACATCGAGGCCATGTTCCCCGGCCCGAATCAGAACCCCTTCGAGCCGTCTACGGAGCGATACATGACCGTGGACATCGGCGACGGCACCGACCCGACCAAGGCTTATATTTGGACGGGACTCACCTGCAATCGCGTTGAAACTACCTATACGGATGACGCGCGAGAGAAAGTGGAATGGGTCCGCGCCTTGAAGACTGAGTACGACATTCCGGTCGAACACATTGCGGTGGATGCCGGAGGTCTTGGTAACTACTTCGAGGACTATATGCGCGGTGTCGTGGCAATCGTCTCGAACCGCACACCTATAAAAGAATACGACTCGGCCGGAAACGTGATCGAGATGGAGCAGTATGTATGCCTCCGCGATCAGCTACTCGGCAAACTTAGCGCCTACCTTCGAATGGGGCGACTACGCTTCGATATACCGGGCTCCACGTTGGTTCAATACGGCCGCAAGAACGACAAAATGCCCATACTTGATCTGCTCGTGCTCGAAGCCACCGAGTGCCTCAAGCGCGATCAGAAAGAGAACGGCAAATACTTCTTTATATCGAAATTAGCGTTTAAACGCAGGCATAATTATTCACCCGATGACCTTGACCCGATTGCTTACCGAATGATATTTGAGCTCATGGCGACGCTCAAAAAAGCGGCCGAGCCCGAATACTCGATGGATGACTACTATCGAGCCTTCAATTCGATGGGGGGTTGGTAAAATTTTTTAATAATGAAGATCAACATTGGAGAGTTAGCGCAAAAGCGCAGGTGGGAGCGCAGGCTTCCGAACCCGGCGACGAACTGCACGATGAATCAGTCGTTCGCGTCGAACCCGCCACAGCCGATGCAATTCGACCGCTACCCAAGGCGGTTGCTTACGCAGTCGGACTTCCTCAACGAGAAGCAACCGTCGGCTCACATGGTATATGATGTGTATATGCGTTCGAATCGGCCCAAATACCGATACGACGAGGCATTGCGCAAGAATGTTCCCGATGGCTACGAGCCCGTTGAGCGCGTATCGGTGTCACTCCAGAAGTCGATCCTTCGACACAAGACCATCCATACCTTCGGCAACCCTATGGAGTTCAGCAACGAAGGTGACATGGAGGACGCAGACATGATTTCGCAGATCAAGTCATACTGGAACCAGACGGGCATGAACAACGCCCTCATTAAGTTCGGCAACTCATGCTTCGGCACCGGAGACGGTGCGATCTGCGTCTACATGGACCCGGAGACGGAGATGCTGGGCTACCGGGTATTCTCCTACGAGTTTGGAGACCTCATTACCGAGTTCCGGAACCCGCGCGATGGCGGCAAACGCAATGTCTTACGCATGTTCGACGACAACGGAACTACGGTCGTCGAAATATACGGAAGCCGGACCGTCGAGCGCTGGGAATCCATCACCATAGCCTCTACCGAAAGTGCGGTCAAGACGTTCATTCGCAACCTGACCGAAACATACTCCGAGGACGGCTACAAACTGGTGAGCACGGCTCGGCACGGCCTTTCCATCTGCCCCGTCATCTACCACCGCGAGAGCGATGTGTGCTGGGGCGACGTTCAGGGAAACATCGAAGACATCGAGAAACTTCTATCGGACCTGATGGAAAATGGCAAGTACTACAACTTCCAGATGCTTTTCGTCTCCGGAATCGTAGGCGGCCTGCCGAACGTGAACTTCCAAGGCAAGGTGATCGCGGCCCGAAACAAAGACGGCGACGCGAAGATTCTCCAGCCCGCCGACGCATCCAACACGTTCACGCTCTCGCTTGACAACTCGCTCAAGTTCCTATGCGACAGCGTAGGAGCCGTGTTCATCCGGCCGGACGAGATCAAGTCAGGCGATTACAGCGGTGCTTACCTCCGGAACCTATACTTTCCGGAGACGCAATGGTGTATGGACGCATATTCCCGGTTCGATCCAGCCCTACGCACACTCATGTACATCTTCAAGGAGTTTGTCGGCATCAAGGAGAAGAGACAAACGGAGTACCACAATCTCCGAATGTCGTACTCCATCGAGCCATTCATCCCCAAGAACGACAGCGAAGACATCCAGAACCGCGTTCAGGCTGTGGCTGGAGGAATCCTCTCCGTTCGCACCGCGGCCGAAGGAAGCCCGCTGGCCTCATTCGACGAGTTGAAGCGCATCGAACTGGAAACGGCCGAAAAGGAGCGCAAGGCTCAGGAGCAGGCCGCCGCGGAACTGGAAGCGCAACAGCAAGCCAAGGCCGCGGCCGAAGGAAATGGCGGAGCCGACAACGACGAACGGAACCAAATGGAAAAGGACGGTAAAATGCCGAACCGGGTCGAGTAAAATCAACACTATGTATAGAAATGTCGAGGTTTTTGAAAAATCTCGACATTTTTATTTGCAAATTAAATAATAAATGTTTAACTTTGCATCGAATCAAAACTACTCTTATGTTCAAGAAAAAGAAAAACAAAATTTACTCGCTCCAGTACGACCTCGACGCATTCGTGGTAAGGATTACCAACGAGCGCGTTGACGTGGAGACCAGATCGAAGACGTGGAAGCAGGTGTTCCTAAAAGGCACACCCGAGTATCTGACGTTCGTGTACATCTTGGCACCGCACATGATGGTCGATCCTGCTATCAGGGCCGAAAAGCGCGATGCAGAACGCGACAGGGAAAACGCAACCACCATTGCAAAAACGCTCTTCCTCGCGTCACAGACCATCATGCGAGACCCGTCGGCTGTAAGCGGAATCCTCGACGTGTGCCAGAAGAGTCTCGACAAATACGCTGAGGCTCGGGCCGAACCGAGAGAGTCGGAGGAGATCGAGGAGCTCAAGGATGCCGTTGCACTGGCAGAAGTTAAAGTGCAAACGGAGCAGACCGCAGAGGCTATCGAAGAACTGGAGCAGGCTAAGGCCGCTCTGGAGAAGGCAAGAAACACCAAAACAACTAAAAGGCAGAAGAAAAATGGAACAAAAACTAATGTCGCAGGTTCCGGCGGGGAGTAGCTTTCAGTACACCCCCCCCCACCGCTCACGCCCTTTGAAATTCCTCGTTCTGAAACAGTATGTGGGTTTTAGCTGGGTGAAAAAGCAAGGAGAACGGACCGGAGAAAAGATCAAGGTACAGCGCACCAAGGTTCGCTATATCGGGAGCTATACGGAGACGACGGATGCCAACGGGTTCGCAAACGGCTATAACGCGAACTACAACGAGCGTACCTTCGACTCGGCCGGAATATATGTGATGCAAATTCAGAATTAACTATGACTGGAACAGAACTCGCTCAGAAGATTCAGAAAGGAATCGAGGAAGGAATCATCACTACCTACAAGACGTTGGAGGAGGACCACAAGATTTCTCGGTCCACTATCAACGCTTGGGTAAGCGATGGCAAGTACGCAAAAATCAAACTCAAGAATCAGTGGATTCTCGTTAAAATCTCGGAGTAACATGGCAGAAGAAAAAACTCACTGGAAACGCCTGCTCAACCCGAATTTCATGGGCGACTGGTCCCTCCCCGGCGGGAAGGATGTAGTCCTCACGATCAAGGGTGTGACCCAGAAGGAGGGTTGGAGTCAGGATAAAGGCAAGAAGGTGATGCTCCCTTGCATCGTCTTCGAGGAGGAGGCTGAGTTCGAATGGGCCAAACCTTTCGTGCCGAACCGAACCAACATTGACATGATTGTGAGTGTCACTGGGAGCAAGTACATTGAAGACACCGTTGGAAAGATGATCCGAATCGGCACCGTTCACGGAAAGTGGTTCGGGAAGGAACAAGACGCGCTTCGGGTTCGTAAGGACAAAAGCGCCGATCTGACCGCCCAGCACGACCAGTTCGTGAAAGGCATCGACGCGGCAAAGAGCCGGGCCGAGATGGGGGAGCTTATCAAGCAGTTCGAGTTGTTCAAGCCATACCGGAAGGCGCTGGAGGCAAAAATCCGCGAAAAATGGGCCAGCTTGACTTAGACGAGCTTATCAACCATGTCGAGGAACAGCCACAAGAGATCGACAAGGAGCTCCAGTGGATGCAGGAGAAGACCGGATTTTTTTCGGCGTCCGAACTGGAGAGACTCATGTCGAAAACGGACACATGGACGGAAGCGAACATCAAGTACCTCTACGAAATTCAGTATCAAAGACGAACTGGGACGTTTATCTCGGCTCCTGCGAATCGAAACTTTAAAATGGGCCGAGAAAACGAACCGAGAGCGGTTGAGTGGCTTCGAGAGAACTATTGCCCGAATGTCCGGCACTACGACCAAGACTTTGACGATAAGCTGTTCTACAAGACTGACTTCGGCTACGGATTCTCTCCAGACGCAGACGTTTTCGTGGGAGATAAAATCCAAGCCGTCATAGAAATAAAGTCGGCTGTCGGAAACGAAGAGAAGAGCCTTATTTTCTCTCCCACATTCCCCTACGACAAGAAGCGCATGCGAGTGTGGGAAGAGCACAAGTGGCAGATTATTGGACAATTCGTCGGCTGGCCGTGGCTTGAGACGGTCCATCTCCTCAAGTATGACGGAGTAGACGACGACAACCCAACTGATCTTCGCCCGGTTACGGACCCCACGCGAGGTGTGTTATTTACGTTTAAACGCAACGAGGCGGGGGCGGCTATCGACCGGGCTACGACTCGATTGAAATTCGCAAACAACTTCCTCAACGAAGGTAACGATCCAAGCCAAATCAATGAATACTACAAGAAGCGAAAAAGACTCTTTGTTTAAGCGACTCAAGGTTGCCTACAAAGAAGCGGAGCGGCTGGCCGACAACACCGAAGAACTTGAAACGATCATCTACGGAAAGCCCACCAAGGCATACTTAGTGCGATTTTACCAGATGTTCAGAAACCAGATCAAGTTCGTCAACGGTCCCTGCTACAAGTGTCCGAAAATGGCGGACGATTGCTACGGCGGATGTTGCAACGAGGGAACAATAGGTTGCAGAAAGTAAAAATTTTTAATAAATCAAAACAACATGGAACAGAAGCAAGTAAAACTGATCGGGCTCAAGGTGCTTGACAATAACGTCATCAAGGCGGTCGAGCTCACGCCCGATATTATGAGCAAGCGGCTCATTCAGATCGTAGGAGAGTCCGGAAACGGCAAGACTACGCTGGTTGAATCGCTCAAGACGGCCATCGGCGGCATGAATGCCGTAGCCAAGAAGGATGCCCTCGCGCCGGGATTCCTTACCGAAGCCCAGCTTACCGACGGCGAGATCAAGATTTTTGTCGGCGTCCGGAAGCGGGAACTGACGAAGGGAGAGCGGCAGGGCGACAGCGTAGTGGAGACCTTCCTCTACGCAAAGAACGATGAAGGAGAGATGTACACCCCCATCATCGACGGAGAGTCGGCCACGGCCGCCAAGTACGTCAAACTCCTGACCACGGACCTCACCTTCTCCATGCCCGCGCTGTTCACGGAGAACCAGACGGTTCACCGGAAGCTGATTGAGAGCCTCTTCAAAGAAGAACTGGACGGGCTCGGCGCCGACGAGGTGGTGGCCCGGATCATGGACTGCAAGCAAGAGCGCGACGCGGCCCGCGTGATGTGCTCCAAGGCTGGAGCCTTTATGGAAAACTTCGAGCGCGAAGGACTTTCGGAGGCGCATCTGCAAGAGCTATCCCGAGTAGACGTAGACAAGATCGAGGCAGACATCCGCGAAGCTGAGATCGAGCGCGACCGCATTCTTCGTCCGGCGGATGCGGCATACGAACTCGAATGCAACAAAATTCGTGAGGATTATCAGACCCGCCTCCGGGCCGCAGAAAAGGCATACGACGCCGCTGTCACCGCTGAGAAGGACGAGAAACAGCGACTCAAGGACGAGTATGCCGAAGCGGAGAAGAAATACAACGAGCAGGAGGAGCGCAAGACTAAATGGGCCGCCTGCTACGAGAATATCAAGGCTAATGCCGAGACGTTTTTCTACAACACCGAAGAGCTCGCCAAGGTCAAAGAGATGATCGAGGCCCGATACAAAGTCATCACGTCGAAATTTACGCTCGCTAAGCCTGAACTGGCGGCCCCGGCTCCCAAGTTTGAGGGCGATGTCATCAACACCAAAGCCGAGCTCGATGCTACCAAGGCAGAGGAGGCTCTGCTCAAATTCCCCGAGAAGGCCGTGCCCGACACCAAGGCCGTAGACGCTAAGATCGCCGACCTCAAAGCCTCCAAAGAGAAGGCCGAGCGCGAGAACGAACTTTTCGACCGCTATGCCAAGTGGTGCGCATGGATCGAGGCAAAGGGCAAGTACGAGAAGGAACTCAACACCCTTCGCAAGATGTACGAGCGCATCGACACGGGTGTCGAGGGCCTCAAGATCGTTCCCAACGCAACTGATACCGACAAGATCGAGGTGTGGATCATGTACGACGGCCGCTACGACAAGGATTTCTTCCTCAACCCGAACGGTGAATCGCGTTACATCTTCCAGTATTCGTCATTCCAGCGTAGCGCTATCGGTGTCATGTTGCAGGCCGCTCGCTTGAATCTCAAGCCGAAGGCCCTCCGGTTGGCTATCGTGGACGACGTGGCCTTCACTCAGAAAGGATTGGCCGTACTCTCGAAGCTCTGCACGGACCTCGACGTCCAACTTATTACTTGCCGCACCGACGATATTGACCGCTCGCAGGTCAAAGACGGCGAAGTGCTGATGGAAAACGGCGAGGCGTTCTTCAAAAAGTAGGGTATGCAGTTTTCGTATCAGACCGTTAAGGAATTAGCGTCGATGTGCGAATACCATTACCGAAAGGGTGTTTACGAAGCGACGATGGAGCCTGACAGCGTTGAGGCGCAGAAATACGCCGCCGACGATGACGGGTACATGACCATCCGTCGCTTCGGAAAGCCCACTTTGCAGGTTAAGATAGGCCGTGACTGGCGTATTCATGTAGATGCACAGATTTCTACCATGCACATCGTCTATTGCGAGAATCTGGCCCTATACTTCCGGTCATCACCGACATCAGAAAAGGGCATAATTCGCGCGATGTTGTGCATTATGGAGTACTACTACCGCAAGGGGATAAAACACGGCTTAGAACGTCGGGATTCACGCGCGGCGCACAAGTTTTTCGCAGAGGTAGGGCGTGGTAAGAACCACCCCCACTGGCTCGACAATAAGAAGGATTTTCACGAAAACTACATCGACAAGATGAAGCAACACATCAACACGATGGGATTGTATCGCAAGGAGTGGGGCAACACCGCCCGCTTCGACTACTTGAGTCGAATGATCGGAGAGGCAGTCACCGCAGAGAAGATGAAGGTCTTCCGGAAAAAAGGAAGATTATGGTAACAGTAGACCACATGCTGGCGGCCTCGCCGAAGCGGAAGCTGGCGATGCTACTTCCCCTCGGGGAATGGAAAAACCAGAAATTGCTCGAAGAGTCGGAGACCGAGGTAGCCGACAAAGAAGGCAATGTCGCCACAATCATCAGCAAGGCAGTACTCACAACCAATAACCCAGTTACAGACGCAATATCTTGGATGCTGTACGGCTACTCTATCGCAGACATCCGGAGGCGGATGGAGCTCAAGTGGCCGCTCAAAAACGACAAGGTGCTGTTTCTTGTAGTAGAACCCAAATAACATGGCATACAGATTCAAGGTAATGCACCGATCTCAGGACGAAATTTTGGTCCCCGTATCGGCCATAGACGACAATATCGTGTTCATTGCTTCCGGTAAAGATAAGGAGCTCGAATTTACCGATGGAGTCATCATGTCCGTGGTCAGAAAGCAGGAGATACACGTTCTGTCACCTGAGTTCAACATCGAAGTGCAACGCATTTACGGAAAGAAGGGCCCCGTAGATATTCTCGTGTACCTAAAACGCTGGTACAAGAACCTCGGCGGCCGGATCGACAGCATGAGATTTTTACATATATGGCTACGCTCACTCCCCGAAACTACCAAATAGATTTCGTCGATGGCGTAAAGGATGCGATGCGGGAGAACGATACTCCCGCATTCACCAGAATATGCGGTTACATGCCGCAGGGGTCAGGAAAAAGCGTCATCATATCCATGATCGCCGTTGGAGCCGCGGCGAAGGGAAACGACGTGCTGATCCTAAGCCACCGAGACGAAATCCTCAAGCAGAACTTCGACAAGATGCAACGCTTGGGGCTCACGTCGGCCATAGTCAACGCCGAGACGCGCAACATACCCGAGGCTCAGGTCGCCATAGGGATGTCGCAGACGATCTCCGTGCGCATTAAAAATCACAAAGAGTGGATGGAGTGGCTCCAACACTTCAACATGATTATCGTGGATGAAGCGCACCGAGGAGAGCATGATAAGGTGATGGATTACATCAACGAAGATGCCCATGTACTCGGTCTTTCCGCAAGTATATGCCGGAATGGGAACAAGGTGAAGCAACTCGGAGAATACTACGACTGCATTGTGAGAGGCATATCCACGCCGGAACTGATCCAGATGAACTTCTTGGTAGGCTCTCGAAACTTCATATATCAAGCCCCGGTACTCGATGACCTCCCGGTTGTAGCGGCCAACGGAGACTACGACCCCCGCGCTCTCCAGATGCGGTTCACGCGCAAGGAGCGATACGCGGGTGTGATAACCAACTGGAAGAATATCGCGCCGGGAACCAAGACTATCGTCTTCACCACGGGTTCCGATCACTGCGTAGACCTCACACGGGCGTTCTGCGAGCACGGGATCAAGGCAAAATACCTTTTGTCGGTCCGAAAGCCGGAGACCGATGCGCAGTTCTCAGGAAAGCGAGAGGACATCCTTCGGGATTTCCATAACGGCCTTTTTCCCGTGTTGGTCAACGTAGGCATACTCGACACCGGGTACGACGAGCCTTCGATACAGACCGTGGTGCTGGACCTCGCAACGAAGTCTTACACGCACTACTCGCAGATGGTCGGCCGCGGTTCACGGCCATATCCGGGTAAGTCGTACTTCAACGTGCTCGACTTCGGCGACAACGTGAAGACGCACGGCAAGTACGAGCGGGAGGACCCTCCGATGGGACTATGGCACGACAAAACGAAGGGAGGCGTCATGCCGACCAAGCTATGCCCTCTCGGGAAAGACGGAAAGAAGCTCGGATGCGGCCGACTGGTACCCCAAACGGCCCAAAAGTGCCCCTACTGCGGCTATGTATTCCCGAAGCTCGATAAGATATACGAAATAGAACTCACGGAACTGATAGACAAGGCCGAGGATCAGGATAATCTCGAAGCGTGGTGCGCCAAGAAGGTACTCGAAGACGGGTGGTCTGTCCCACGAGTTTTAGCCACCGTATGTATCAAGAACGCGCCGCACGAGAAAGCCACGTTTATGCGGGTCATAAAGGTCCTAAGAACGAAGGAGGGGAAGAAGGTGAGCCCATACTACTGGGATTACTTCTCAAAGAATATTTTGAAAAACAAGGCCAGAAAGAAAAAGCTGGTATCAGAACAAAACGAACTCGGATTATAATGGCAAAGACACAGATTATCGTACAGCCTCGACCGAAGGAGCGTGGAATCGCTCACGAGGAGGCAAAACTTCAAGCACGGATGGTGATGAAATTCGCCGAGATTTGGCCCCACAGACGCGGCCATCTATTCGCTACCTTCCAAGAGGTTAGCAGTGGGGTGGAGGGCTCAATGAAGCTCTCTATGGGTCTCGTAAGAGGCGTGTCAGACCTGATCTACTGCGACGAAGGGAGCCTGATCGGTATAGAGGTGAAATGCCCCGGTACCCGGCATAAAGTAGCACACCTAATTGAGCAGGCCGAGTGGCTTATACGGGTTCCCAAATGGGGCTACTTTTGCGATGATTTAGACGATTTTCTCAACATCATAGACGGAGGAGTGGGAGGAATCGACCCGGTTAAAGTTCTGGAGTACTGCAAGAAAGCAAAAACACAGCAAATTTTGTGGGATAAAAGTTTGTTTATTTAAAAACAAATGTTTAACTTTGCACTTGTAATAACGTATAAACGTTCTTTGATATGGTGGCACTCGGCATGCGCTCCTTCCTCATTCTTGAACCGCTTCTGGTGTTTCGTTTAACTAAGCATGCCACAAGGAGTCTTCCGGGTCGATGCCCCGGAGCCGCCGCAAATCCATGTGTGGCAATTAGAAGGATTTTTGTTTGAAACGATTACGCGTCATCGGTACGTTGGCCGCCTGACCCCACGATACGGGGTCACATGCGGGGTGGAGAAGGAGTATCTCGCTTGGCCCATAACCAAGAGATCGCTGGTGCGAGTCCAGCCTCCGCAACAAGTACGTCGTGAGATGGTGGCTTTAATTTTCGCTCATATTTTTAGCTTCCCCTCGAAAGAGGGGTTTGGAGAAGGTGTACACGGTGTACGGGAAAAACAAATCAGATTTCGGCGTCCCCAAAGTAGGTTCGACTCCTATCTTCTCCACCACTTATCACCACCACAAAACGTTTTTTGACATGAAGAAAATTTTCGCACTGATGGCGCTGTTGTGCGCCGTCCTCATTGCAGGCGTGTCCTGCAACGACAAGAAGCCGGACATCAAGTATCAACTCGACGTCGAAGGACTGGTCGCAAACCAGTCTACTCCGATCTCCGCCGAGTTCAAGGCTTTCGTCTGTAACACCGACTCGATCAAGATTGTCGCCTCGCGCAACGTCTCTCCGGTCGATCAGGCGCTTATCGAAGCCAGTCTCGAACACCAGCTTCTTCAAACCTTCGGCATCAAGGTCCAGCAGGGAACTGCTTACGACATCCTCGTCAAAGGTTACGTCCGGGAGGCCAACACGGGAATCGCTATTTACGTTGACAAAAGATTCACGAACGCCGCCAATCCCATATACAAGGCCAAACCCGAGCCTGTCGGGGAATTTCCCGCCGATTCACTCGGCAACTAATACAAAGGGTGTAAGGGTTTCCCGTTTCCCTCGGCCGGACTATAAATCCGGGGCTTGGTTCGACTCCAAGCTACACCCCAAACAACTTACAAATATGGCAGAAGAGTTTAAATTCGCCACCCGAGAAGAGTGGCTTGAAGCGGCTGTCGATCATTTTCGACCGACATTTCAGCAGGCATGCAAGACCAGCGGCCGCACCATACCGGAGAATCTCAAGGTTTCCATCGGTTTCCCAGACAAGGGTGGCATGGCGAAGCGTAGGGTTCTCGGACAGTGCTGGACGGAATCCGACTCGGAGAAGCCAGTTCAAATCTTCATCAACCCCACCATCGCCAACGTAAACGGTGCTGACGGCATCCTTTCGGTACTCGTACACGAGCTGGTGCATGCCGTAGGTATTCACGGCCACGGTAAGGATTTCAAACGAGTCGCTTTGGCCGTAGGGCTGGAAGGCAAGATGAAGTCTACTACTGCCAGCGACGCTTTGGTCGAAGAGTTCACGTTCCTCGTTGACGAGAAGCTCGGGCCCTTTCCGCATACCGCGCTGTCGGGCATGAAGCTGTTTACTCCGTCTAAAAAGGACGGAACCCGCATGCTGAAAGCAGTATGTCCTGAGTGCGGGTACACGATCCGTCTGACGAAGAAGTGGGCTCAGGTAGGCATGCCTCTTTGTCCCTGCGGCCAAGCGAATTTTACTCTCGATACGCCCATTGAAGAAGAAGGATAATGGCAACACCTCGTATATACGACATGCTCCCTAAGCCGAAGAAGCGGCCGGAGTCAAGCCTCGCGGAACCCGAGCTACGGGCGCTTGAGTTGTACTTGTTCACAAATATGACGTTCACCGACATCTATAAGATGGTGTTCGACATGCGTGACAAGTCATACGCAACGGTCAGGACCGCCGCTAAGTCGCTCTTGGAATCGGCCGATGCGGAGGTTTATCTTACCGAGAGGTACCGAGACATCAACGCTTTCATAAACACCGGAGAGAGCGAAGATGACGACGTTGGAGTGTCGGTGATAAACGAAGACGGAACCTACTCCGAGGAGTTCATCCTTGCCGCCAAGAAAAAGATCGCAAGGCTGGCGCTGAAAGAGACCGACGGCAACCGTTTCCTCGAAAAGTTCCAAGACCTGATCGGCAAGCAGGAGTCCATGCGCACTGCATCTCTTCTCCCGCAACGCTATCTGGCTGAGCAGTGCCAGACATGCCGATACAAGGCGATATTCGAGGAGGATTTCCAAGACGACTGCAACCGTTGTCGATGGAAGCTGGATGCGCCTGAAAAATACGACCACAAAACCCAATTTATAACAAAACCAGAAGAATAGTATGCAAATCAAAGGAGTCATCACGAAGATGTGCGAACCCGTTACCGGAGAGTCGGCACGCGGGACATGGAAGAAAATCGGAATCGTACTCCAGACGGAAGGAGAATACCCCAAGGATGTCTACATCGAGTTCTGGGGCGACAAGGCGGATGTCGTAGAGGTGAAGTTGTGCGAAGGCATGATCGTCGCCGTAGACTTTACGCTCGAATCCCGTGAGTACAACGACCGCTACTACACGCAGGTACGCGGCTACAAGTACACCATCGAAGGAGGAGGTACCTCGCCCGCCAAAGACGATCCCTACGTTCCGGCAAGGAAGGAAGAGCCTGCTCCGGCACCCGCCAAGGACAAGGTAGACGACCTGCCGTTCTAAAAACATCGCTTTCACCTCCTCCAAGCACATTAAACGTACTTTTCGGTTCGTATTTATTTACCCGGAACTCGAAATATGGTTAAGCAGTGAAAGCGAAAGCGAACTTCCAGTTTTGGAGGTTCGCTCTTTTTATCGTATCTTTGCGTAAGTTGTTTTGATTAGCAATGTTCCGCAAGGAAGAGAGGAGTGCCGATTCTGCCCGGTCACTCCTCTTCTTTTTCGTCTGAACTGATCCGAAGGAATAACAAGGCCAAAATAGGCCAGCCAGTCCCAGACGCAAAGCATGCCGCGGCGACAGCCAGTGATACCGCCAGACATGCTACTGCAAATGCCGCATTTCTGTTCATAATGATCTGTAAATTACGTCTCCGAAGTCATCGCCCTCTTTCAAATCGGGCATGCCTTCCCACCATTTAACGGCCTGATCCGGGAACCATCGAACCCAGTCCATGCCCGCTTTGTCGTAGTCAGGAAGCAGTCGATAGTTACGCTTTATGCGGCGCACGTTCGCGTTTCCACCCGTCGCCAGAGCCCGGCGCCCGGTATTGAGATATATCAGCAGAGCCGTCTTCTCCGATTCCACCACATACGGGTTTCCGTCGGTTCCGAGGTGCTCGCCGAAGTAGCATCGCTGAGTGTAACCTTGAGCGGTGCGGAAGATACGGCCGCCTCCGTAGTTGTGATCGCGATGACCGTCCGACTTGTAAATGATGATTTTGTCGTGGAGAATCCGTTGCTCCTCGTCTATGTACCAGAACTGGGTCCCAGTTCCCTGCGGAACCCGGCACGGAGTGATCGCCAGCTTTCGGTAAGCCTCTTCGACCCTCTCTTCCGGGAACTTGGTGCAGAGCCAGCGAAACAGCGGGTCCTTGAGCCTACCGATGCGCTCCATAGCCTCGTCGAGAATGGATTGCTCCACATATCTGGTCGGAATCTCGGGTTCAGGCTTGCTGATGACAATACCATCGCTCATGGACTTGAGGCGCTCGTAGGTCTCTTTGCTGGAGGAGCATCCTCCATACAACTGCATCCATTTGTACAACTGCATGCTGTCTCCGCCCTGCTCCATAATCGTGATCCCTCCGGAGGCGTCACGGGTGCACACCATTTTGTCATACCGATAGGCATGGGGAGTGCCGTCGATATAGCACTTCCCATGCCAGAATCGGCCATGACGCTTGAGGTTTAAGCCCATGATTCGTGGCAAATCCTCGAAGATCGCATCGTAGTTCAAATCGAGCTTGCCCATAGAGCTACTTTTCAGCCTTTTCCTTCGAGTATTTTTCCCAGCACGAGGGACAGAGGTGAAATGCAGGTTGGACGCTCCATCCGGCCTCTTTTGCCGCTTTTTCGGCATCGTCCACCGACGAGAAGCCGTCGGCATTAACTCCGTCCTGCTCCCGAAGGAACTCCTGACAGCGCTCGCACTGCATCAGATAATAGGTGATTCGCTTAATCATAGTTGTTTTGATTAAAAAGGTAAATCCAAGTCATCCTCGACTGATTTCGGCGCTCCATCCTCCTTGATCGTAGTGTCATAGAAAAGATTGTCGTCGAAAACACCCTCGTAGACGTAAAATGTAATTTCTGCCCCGCGTTGGTACACCTCGTAGTTCTCCTCGCGCAGTCGCTTGACGAACTCGTTATACCCGAACGCATTGTAATTGTTGTCGCGGCAATACTTGCAGTAGTCCTGATACAAGTCCTGACCCTGCTTTGCCGCCCGGCTCCCGATGCCTCCGTGCGACGTGGCCGCATAGCCAGAGTCGCGGAGCCATTGGAGTCGTGAGTCTTGATCCACCCGAAGTTTCTCCACAGCCAACTGACTGCTCTTGGACGGGGTGAATTTTCCACCGTTGCGAATGAATCGCCTCCGGCCCTCCATAATCCAGTTGAAAATGCCGCTCTTCTCCGATTCCAGCTTCTTTCCGAGCTCCGGGTCCTTCTTATCGTCGCTGATCTTTACATCGAAGTTAACGATCAGGTGACGGCGGTAGTTACCGTCGGAGCGGTCCGAGATACTCTTCGGGAACTGGTTCAGAGACGCTATGAAAAGCGGAATCTGGGTCGCCATGAAAGGCTTCCCATACGGGTCTCTTGCCTTCATCGGCTCTCCGGCTACGAACTTCTTCCAGTCGCCGCCCGAGAAGTCCTCATTGCTCATATCCTCGCAGATATTGAGTAGCTTTCCGTTTACGGCCGCCATGTTATACTCGGTTTGACCGCGTTTAAACAGATCGACCGCGGAGAATCCCATCGCCAGCCCGTCTCCGGTTCCCCGGTCGAAGCCGAACATCTTGCGGATTGTTCCCGTGAACACACCCTTACCGTTCTGGCCGGAGCCGATCAGGAAGAGCATCTCCTGAATCGAGAACTCGTTACGATCCACAAATGCCGCGCCGAGAAACTCCTGCAATGATGTGATCCGGTCATCTCCCGGCACGACTTCCGAAAGGAACTGCATCCACTTCGGGCATGTCGCCGTCTTGTCGTAAACGAAGTCGAGGTACGTCGTACACTCAAGTTCCGGAGAGTGCGGCATCGTGATCCCCGCGTCGATGTCGAGGACGCAGTTCTGGAAGGCCACGATCCCACGCCGAGGCGTCAGTGTCGCCGACAGCATGAGTTTGCGGAAGCAGTGGCTCACGATTTTCTTCGGCGACTCGACCTGAAACAGCGGCGGCAGATCCTTTATCTCCATAACGTCCGTCACGATGGACTCGATCACGTCGATCCCGGTGCGGCGGTATATCTTGCCATCGAAGACATAGATGCTACCCTCAAGAAACTTGAAATACGATCTGCGCATCGCCCGGTCATAGGCAATGGCGATCTCGGCTTGAATTTTGTGGTTCAGATTCTTGGCCTCTTTCACCTCTTGAGTGAAAAGGGTCATCGGGAACTCTACATTTTCAACGAGATAGGTCTTGCAGATGTCATAATCAGGCTTCGACATTTTCTTTGCGCCGGAAAAATTTCACGCCTTCGATCTTCTTCTCCTCAAGCCACCCGATACTCTGCCAGTTGTAGGTGGTCTGCATCGAAACCTTGTAGAACCGCGCCAACTGAGCCCGCGTGAACCAGCGGACCCCATTGATGGTGATTTCGTCCATAGGTACGTTGTTATCCTCTTTCCTCATATTGAAAATTTTTATAAGATTGGACTACAAATCTACAACATCATTTTGGATATTCCAAAATAAAATTGGATTATTTTTATAAATAAAAAGGGGGAGACACTCCTGCCCCCCCCCGCTTCGTTTATGCTAAATCACTGATTTTCAGCGAAATAACCGAGATACGAGAACAGGCTAATATATACACTCCCGTTGTGGTATTTGCTGTCTATAAGAGGCCAGTCCTCCCACTTGTGGACCGGAGCAAGTCTCTTCTTCAAGGTCTTCAAACACGCTATGCGGCCATTTCGATCCAGAGCGATAGCGCAGCCCGACTTCAATACCGCAATCCCATTCCGGCTGAAATATGTCATCTCCACGAAATACCAGTGCTTCTTCTTCGGCCGGGGCCGGGAGCAGAGTATGGCGACCGTGAATATCACGATGCCCGCCAGCCATTGGCTCCAGCCGGGGAAGTCGTGCATAAGAGCCCCAGTTATGAGGCATGCAACAAAAGCTCCACATGCGGCGATCAACTCTCTTCCCATCGCTTCACGGTCATTTCGTTCAGCCTCGTCTTCCGCAGGATGCTCTTGCCGGCCGCTTCGGTCTTGATCTCCTCGCTGGCTGTGGCCTCGATGGAGACGCGGATTCCGCCGCCCCACTGTTGCACAAAGTCGATGACGGCCGAAGCGACGATGTTCTCCATCCGGGCCTTGGCCTCGGCGTAGCTGGGCGCCTTGATCCCTTCCAAGGGCGGTTTATTCTCCTCCATGCTCCTGCATTTTTTCGAGGTCAGCCTCCTTAACGAACACTCCGTCGATCATCTTTCCCTTCCGGTCCTTGATCTCGTCGTAGGCCGCCAGACAGCACTCCTCGATGTTGAGGCCGAGTTGCTCGGCGACGCATACCAGAGTGACGATGACATCGCCGAGCCCGTCGATCTGCTGATCCCGGTCCTTTTTGTTGATGGCCTTGGCGAGCTCTCCGAGCTCTTCCATGACTTTGCACATCTGAATGTGCGGGTCTCCCGTCTGGAGGTTGCGATCAAGCACCCACTGCTTGATTTTTTCGATAATTTCCGTCATTGTAGTTGTAGATTTAACTCGTTTATTAGCGACTCCAGATTCGGGTTTTTCTCCTTCATAATCTGGAGCGTCTCCTCGTAAGTAGTCGTTTCCATCGTAATTTTTGTTGAGTCCGACCTCTTTTCCGGCCGCATCAAGGCCCTCGTAGTAGCCCTCTTTGCCTCGGAACTGAGTAGGGAAGAAAAGGTATCGCCAATGGATGTTTCCGACCTCGTGAATCGTGAAAAATCCGTTGTAGTAGTAGAGTCTGTTGCGGGATCGGAACCCCACGAACAGTCGCGGCTTGTTGTTGACCTGAATCTTGAATACGATCTCCATATTCATGGGAATGTCGTCACCCAAGAACTCTTTTTTCTTGCCGTAGCGCACTTTTCGCCAGTAATCCATGTCCCGGCATGCCTCCATATAGCCCTCTTGCCATACTCGGGCCGCCGCTTTGTTGCTGTAAGGGTTGTCTTTCATTTCCAAGGCCAGTTGCTTCGTTCCGTACACAAGAAAACGTCGTCAGGAAGAGCCTCAGAAAGCCAAAGCCTCACCGCTTCTCTCGCCGAAGTAGCTATTTCCACCGCCCGATGATACGAAATCTGATCCTCAGCGCCGATGTTTCGAATCTGGGAGGCGTAGGCATAACAGAAATCGAAGGGATCGGTCTCCGGGTCCTCTAAAAACGCCAGTTTCGCGTCGTAGAGGAAGGGCGCGGAGGCGTTTCGGTCGCGCTCAGCCCTCAAAATGGCCTTGATTCGGCTTATCTCCTCACTTGTTCTCATGGTTTTTAAGTTTAAACGCATCACATCCGAGGCCCCGTTCCCGTTTTACCGGGTCAGGGCACTCGATTGTGAATCTTTTTCCACACCAGAAGCATGTCGGCCGGAAATTCCCGTCGTAATGCT